TTTAATAATGGGTCTCCTGAAACCGCACCATCGCCAAGATTAGTCCAAAATTCTATTGATTGGAGTAATCCATTTTTTGAAGTTGTGTTGTTATAAACCATTTTGTATGTTTTTTATTTGTTTTTTAAATTCCCCTTGTTTTTGTTCGTATTTAATGGGGTTTTTCTTTTTATAAAGTTCGTAAATCTTTTTTAAATGCTCAATTCTTTCTCGGATTTCACTTTCTTTATTTTTTTCAAACGAGGAAGGATTAGGCAATCTCTCACTAATAAAATCTTGTAAGAAATACATTTCTTGAATTTCATCAGTAAGGCTGACAAAAGGAGCGTCTTTATCTAATTGAGAATACTCCCAAACCTTATGGTCTTTATGCTGTGTTTTTCTGACATTGTATTCATTACAATACGCACTCCTTTTTTCAATCTCTTGACCATATTTTTTAAATAGATTTGAAAGTTTAGTTTTGTTAAAGATTATAGGAAAATGAACTTCAAAATCTTTGCCATCAGGAAAGAGTTTGAGAGTATTTTCTAATCGTCTTTTATATCTTCCACCAGTCTTTTCAACTGCTTCTTTTAATTCTCCTTTGTAGTAATAAGGAATGGTTTTATATTCTCTCAAAAGAATAAAGTCATCATTCATTAAAATAAAATCTTCCGATATTCTTTCATCTTTCAAGATTAAAAGCATTTTCTTATCTACATTGTCATATTTATCCCCTCTATCATCAAAAGGAATATGAATTGCCTTTTGATTTATAAAGTCCGGTAAATATCCAAAAATAAATAAATTGTCAAAGGTAAGGAACTTTTCAGCACTCCTTATTGAAAACTTTATTTCTTTACAATCCCATTTTGTTTTTGTGTTTAAGTAAACAATATCCATATTTTTAATTTAGAGGCTGACAGAGAGGGCTAACTGATGGCTTAACCCCCTCTGCCAACCCCTAAGGGTTAGCATTGGATTACGAAGCAGAAGCTGTAATCGTAATGTCTACGATTAAGTTTTTCTTGACTTCCCAAAGCTTAAATCCAACATAAGCAATGGTGGTTACTTCCAAGCCGGTTTTACCGGAAACTGGTTTTTCCTCGAATCTGACACCTCGAGCAGAAGCATAAGTAGCAACTTTCTTGACTCCGAACACTCGATGTCCAGAATTAGTATAAGTTAATCCACTATCTTCGTCGATGGTATCACTAACAAAAGTGCCTGTGCGGGTTACATAGATATCCACTCCCATATGAGAAGTAAGAAATCCATTCTTTAATGCCATATCGGCATAAGAGAAACCGCTGTTAATTTGCTTTTGAATGATTCCGGGAATATCAGTATTTTCAAGGACTATGAAGAGACCTTTATAGGCATCAGCATACCCTGCAACCTTACTAATTAAATTAGAAAAGATTACTGGGGTATTTTCTGAAGTGAATCCGCCTGCTGGAGTGCTATAAGATTCTCCTGCTTTATCAGTTAATTCATTAAGAACCATCTTGTCAATTTTCTCTCCAACTGCGAAAGCCTGTTCATTGAATCGTGAAGAGAACAAATCAAAGTTTGAGAAAACGCTCTCAAAATCATAGATATGTTCAGATGCGATTACTTCGTGATTGACTTGTAAATAATCATCGTGCGTCTCAAATGTAACAGGATTATATGTTCCTTTAAGTTCTTGAATAACTGCTGTTGACTGATCTCCATAAGGGCAATCAATCCTTTTTGCATCACTTCTATCTACTTCACAGATAGCTTCTGCAATTAAATTGCGTCTAAGAATCTGATCCAAGGCAGCTAATCTATATTTATCTCGCCAAGTCTTGTCTGAAATTGTGTTTGCCATTTCAGTAATTTAGTTAATACGACCAATCCATCAGATTCCATCAGAAACTATTTTTTGTTGATAGCAGATGATACTAATTCTCGAAGGTCTTCTTCTCTATCAGGTAATTCTCCTGTTGTTCTTGCTTTATGAAGGAGTTCATCGCCTGTTGGAGGTTTAGGTCTACTACGCTTATTGCCAGTGGCAGTAGCTTCAGCAGTCTTTCTTTCCTCTTTCTTTTCAGCGATAATTCCTTGAACAACGCTTGATTTCAGGGCATCTTTGATAGATATCCCTTTAAGATGAGCATAATCAACTACTTCCTGAAAATCCTCTTCTTCTACATCTGCTTTTAATAAAGCATAGATATCAGTAGGAGTTAAATCAGGTTTAGCAGCAGATTTAGCAAGTTTCTCAGCTTTTTCAGCACGAATTTTTTGATTCCTTGCCTCTTGCTTTAACTTTTCTAACTCTGCTCGTAGTTTTTCTACTACATCTTCCTGTTGAGTGTCTTGAGGTTTCTCTTGAGTTTCCTCTTGAACATCATACTCTTCAAGGCTCTCATCTGTATCTTCAGGTAAGGTATCCTGAACCCCGCTGTTTAAGGTGTCAGCGTCCACCAAGTTTTCTTTGTTCATAGAAGTTTTTTAAGGCAGAACTTCTCTGCCAAATTATTATTTTAACGACCATTATTTTTTTTCTCCTTTATTTGTTTTTGTTCTTCTGTTAATTCTTCCCTATTAGCCAATGCTTGTAATTGCATCAATTGTTGCTCTACGTGCATTATAAGTTGATTTCTTGCCAGCATATTTACCATTGCGTCTCGTGGATCCATCTCTTTAAGAGGAAGTGATATCCACAAATCAATAACTTGCCCCAACGGAGCATCAGGATCTAATTCAGGAAGGAATACTTTTCTCATTAATTTAAGTAATCGGTCATTACCCTTAAAAGTATCCCTGATAAGACGAAGTTCGTCTTCTGTAAATCTCATTTGTTTTCCTTGTTCCATAGATTTTATTTAATTTAAATTGAGGCAATGCCGACCTCTGGTCTTTGCCCCATCTCGGGAAGACCAGCAATGCCACCAGTATTTTCTCTCATCTGTCCCATTTGTCCTAATGGACTGGGTTTAGCGATTTCAAGTGGACTTACTACTCCTACTTTATCAAATATCTTATAGAATAACTTTCTAATATTCGGGTCTTGTAAAGCATTAGGATTAGACATTAACATTTGTAAAATAGAATTGATTGCTGAATAGAATTCTGCTCTATCTAATTGTTCACCTGTAATATCTATATCAATTGCATCTAAATCTAAATCAGCAAAGTAATCTGTCCAAGATTTATTTATTTTTATCGGTCTTAAACTACCAAGCAAACGATTTTCTTCTGAAACCATTTGTTCTAATTCGCTCATAGTTGGCATTCTTCCTGCCATAATTTCCGCTCTTAAAGCCCTCTCTAATCTTGCCGGTAATGTTAACTCATCAAATTGCTCTAATTCTTCTCCTTGTAAAATAAGAGAAACTTCTTTTGTGGTTTTTAATGATTTTTTAAAGAAAGGTAAAACATATTTATTTATCATCTCTTCCAAATGAAGCCCTTTATTCTCTACCATCATACTAAACAATGATTGGGACTCTGTGTTTAGCATAGCCCCCAACCGATAGGGAGTTCCAGATGGAAGTGTCTCTCCGGTAATTGATTCGTGTGTCCCAGTAATAGCCCTTCCTCCTTGATACCAAGTATCTAAAAAGTTTATCAAAGGACTATAAGCAGTTGCTTGTAAATTTATAGGAGTTAATGGTTGATTTTCTTTCGTGATTAAAATATCTCCCGTGTCAATGTCTGTCATTACATTTCTTCCCGCAAAGTCTGTGTCAGATGTTTGAGAAACCATCTTTGAAGCTAAATCTAATTGGTCTTTAATAAGTTTAACTGAATAGTTAACCATCCATTGATTATCAAATAAGTGCTGAACTGCTCCAATAGATAAAGTTCTTCCCTCTTGTTCAATCAAGTGTGAAATATAATAAGGATTTTGTTTTTCTCTACCCGAATAAAGAGTTGTTTCTATGTCATCTTCTTTATTCTTTCCTTTTTTAATAAAGACAACATGCATTTGCTGGCGATAAATATCTTCATCTCCTTCTTTAAAAGTTAAATAATATAAAGGCAATTCTCCGTGTATTTCATATACTCCGATATACTCTGCTCTATTATCTATTGTCTGTTCTTCTAAATCTTCTCTTACTTCTCCCGCTTGCTGACTTGCTTCAATAACTCTTTCCACTTCTTCTTGGTCATAAGGTAATGCTCTTAATTGAGCTGGAGTGTAATAAAGTTTTTCAATAATTGGATTAGAATAAAAGTCCACTGGGTCGCAAATAAGCCTATCCCAAGCAACAACATAAGGAATTAGTTTTCCATCTTGCTCTACAAATTTACTTACTGCTGAACCATAAGCGGCGAGAGTATATCCCCATTTATTTAGGAATTGTCCAAAGTTATTCTTTTTCATCCAATCCCTAAACATCAATGTCGCAATAAATGCTTTTAATCTCTGTCCTGCGTTCTTAGGTAAAAACTTTATATTCTTTCGGTCAATGTCAGTTGCCTTATACCAAGTATTAACTGCTTGAGTAACTATATCATAAAAAGGCTTCTCTCTGTTTTTAGAGTCAAACTTTCCCGATATATGCTGTTTGTTAAGATACGCCTCTATCGTTGCAATTATTTCTGCGTGGTCGTGCTCCGCATATTTCCCTATCTTAATAGGGTTACCAGATCTTAACGCTTTTTCTGCATCAGTTATTATATTATATAGTGATTTCATAATAAACTATTTAATTTGTCCATCAGTTCTTTTTCTTTTTGTTTGTATTTTATTGGATTTCTAATTTTATATGCTTCTATAACTTTTTTAAGTTTTTCTGCTTGTGCTTTTCTTTTTTCTCTTTCTTCTTCTGGACTTAAAATATTTATATCTCCCGCACTTAACTTCATAGTAGATGAATCATTATTATCGTGTATATTCACCCAATAGTGTCCTTCTGGAATTTTTATAATTTTATCAGCGTATTTATACATCTGTGGATGTTCGTCTTGCCCGATATAAACATAATTTTCTTTATCTGGCTGATATAATGAATAGCAAGACGAAATGTATTTATCGTTATAATTTATTCTTATTCTCTTAACTATCCCCGTAAAAAAATCCCTTAATAATGGTTGAAAATGAATTAATATTCTTTTTTCCTCAGTAATAGAATCTTTAATTATTTTAACAAAATCTTTTGAAACGATATCATCGCTATCTATATTTGTTTGTATATCATATTCTTTAATCCCTATTATATCTTCCCAGTTAGAATGTATATGCCAGAATTTCCCCATTCTTTGCCCTTTTTTCTTTGTAAAGAAAGGAATAATGCGTGGATGTATGTTTTGAATAATCTCTTTATGCTTTTCATTACAGAGAATTCCAATATCAAAATCTTGATTTGTTTGGTTTAAAAGAGCTGGCAAGAGGTTAGATTCATAAATTGTAATCCTTTTAAGCAAATCCTCTTCCTTCTCATACCACATTCTTGAAATAATAATATGGGTCATTTGATTAATTCTTTATTTGTTCCACAGTTTTTTAGTCGTATACCATTTTTGAATAGCATAAATATTTCCATCTCCTTTATTTTCTTCACCATTATAATGCACAGGAATAAAATAATGGCTGGGATAAATTTTTATCGGGTATCTTTTATCAGCAACCACATTGGTTAAAAGTAAATTGCCTGTCTCCTTCCAAGCATTTTTTACTTCATTCTTCTTTTTAATAATATCAATTATTGCTCTCATTAATTCATTTCCTTTACAAGCTCCCATTTGAGGAGACAAAAGCCCTGGTCTGTTCTTTTCTGACTCATAACAAGCAAAACAATCCTCTTCAATATCTAATAATTCGTCTATTGGCTTAATACACTCTGAATCAGCGTCTACTGCTACCCCACCATATTTGTAAAGAACCTCATATCTCACTATATCGGCAACTGCTGGATAAAGCTTCCTTTCTAAACACCAATCAATCAACTTTTGACATTCAAATCCCACTATATTCTGTTCATTCCATAAATAGAAATCCCATTTAGGATGCTTATTCCGCCAACTCATAATCCAATCTTTCGGGCAAGGTCTATCTCCTACCCATACTAAATGAAGTTTTTTTGGTATTATCTTGTCGTTTGTGATAGATTTCTCCTGTTTTTTTCCCATAATTCTTCCTGTTTATGTATAACTCGGGGAGATGCTTGATGAGTCATAACCACATATCTTAGAGCGTCTAATCCATGATTATATGCGTCTATTGGCGTTTCTTTCTGGTTTCTATCACTACTGGGTTCATCATAAGAATACATTTCTAACTCAGATATAAGATTTATGCACCTCTTATTGATTTTTAATTTGCCTGCCAAAAAGAGTTCTCTCACTCTTTGAATTCCTGCTTCTAAGCTTCCATTACCTTTCCATACTTCTCTGGTGTTTACTCTATGATTTTTAAGCTCTTGTATTCCACCGGGACTTTCTGGATCAGGATATACTGCTTGGAAATTACAAGAACTTACATATTCCGCTATTTGAGCATCTGTTCGTTCTGTTTTATACCACTCATCTTCTACAAAGAAGAAATCTCCATTTGTAAATATATGTAATACAGCGCATGGGTTTTTAAATCCGAAGTCAATACCAGCCACCTTGATAAGTTCCATTTTAGGAAGTTTTTCATAAAGATGTAAACTCCTTTGAAACTCTTTATATACCAAACCTGATTTCTTTTGAAAACTTGCCTCATACTCTTGTAAAAATACTTCTTCTGGTAAAGTTGCTTTGGCTTGTTCTATTTCTTCTCTTGGTAAATAAGGATTATCCCAAGAAGTAAAATGAAATGTTTTATATGTGCTGTCTACTAATTCTTTATTACAGAGGTCATAAAAATGATTAAATCCATTAGGAGTTGAGCCGAATAATACACTGCCTTTTCTGTCTGTTAAAGTTGGCCTTAATATCTCTTCCCAGTTGGACCAAAAATTCTTCATAAAAGCCACTTCATCTATACACAAGAAATCAAATGCTTGCCCTCTTAAATTTTCAATACTTTCCCATCCTCTAAGTAAAATTAAACTTTCACTTCCTTGAATATTTCTAATCTTTAATTCTAATCGTGAATCATTAGTTGAAATTATTGCCCCTCTCATTTCTTTAAGTAGCATATCCCAAGCAATATCTCTTGCCTGTTGATAGTTTCTCGCTATATATGCTATGCGAGCTGGTTTTGAAAGAGCAATCCCTTTAATCTCCTCTATCATCAAACTGGTCTTTCCACTTCTTCTACCACATCTTAAAACACGGAACCTATGATTGTCCTTCGCTACTATCTTCTGTGCTGGGTGTAATAACATTGTTTTTTTCTGCTATATCTGAATCGA